TGACGGTCACTGTCTGCGAGCCTTCTCCTACTTCCCGGAAGAGATGCCGGATATCGATCCCGATTCTGTCGCATCCATCAACTCGATAGCCGATAAATACAAGCAATATCGCCAGGAGTCCAAGACGCCTACCTTTCTGCTGACCTACGGTGGAACTTACCTGGGGATCATGCAGCAGTGTGGCTTCGATAAGACCAAGGCAAAGGATATTGAAGCTAACTATCACAAACTTTACGCTGATAGCGATAAGTGGGTAGCTGCAAAACTCGATGAAGCCAGCAAGACAGGGTATGTCACCGTAGCCTTTGGTCTACGTGTCCGTACTCCTTTGCTGGCTCAGGTTATCCGTGGTACCAGTAAAACCCCCTATGAAGCAGAATCTGAAGGCAGAACAGCGGGGAATGCACTTGGACAATCATGGTGCCTGCTGAACTCCAGAGCAAGCGTAGAGTTCATGGATTGTGTCAGGAAATCTGATCTCAGAACCGATATCAGGCCAGTTGCTCATATTCATGATGCACAGTACTACCTGATTCGGGATAATATGCCTACACTACTCTTCACAAACAAATATCTAGTGAAGGCTGTAGAATGGCAAGACCATCCAGACATCGCGCACGATACTGTGAAGCTTGGTGGAAAGCTGTCTATCTTCTACCCATCCTGGGAGAAGGAGATAACCATTCCCAATCACGCTTCAGAGTTCACTGTTAACCAAGTTATACAGAATGCAATTGAGGGGAAAGATAAGGAAACATGATCTTTGTTTCTTGGTTCCCTTACCTACTATCTAAAGAGCCATTGGCTCTTTTATTTTCTCTGGAATATCAATGACAAAGCCTACGAACGACAAAAAAGAGTACTACTTCCTCGTCAAGGGAACCGTCATGTTCACGGATTCCCAAGATGAACACCCCGAATCAGTGGGCCAGCTTGGTCTGAACGCTGTCATTACACGGGACAAACGAGAACTCAACCTGGAAGCCATCAGCAACGCCCATAAGAGCATGAACGTGGCCTTTGAGAAGCGTGCCAAGGGCGCAGCAAGGATCGTAGAGCTGACCATCGACAACATTATCTTCCTGGGTCACATGACTGCCGAAGAGTTTGCTCATGAATCCAGCCCGAACCAGGAAGAACTGGCAGAAAAGCTCAAGCAAGCCATTGGTCGTCCTGACCTGAGAACCATACCTACCCCCTTGGATCCAATGAAGGGAAACTGACATGGAGCTTACAGGTGGCAAGACGAATTATTACCTGGTATGGGTATCTCATCCTCAGCGCCAAGAGCAAGCGCCGTACCAGGCCGAGTGCGAAGACATCATCGAAGCCCTCCAGCTGAATCCTGACGAAGCCAACATCTTCAAGGAAATCTGGCGTGGAGCTAACGCAAGACTGGCTAACGGCAAGCCCGGCCACACTGCTAAATACGGGGCTGAGAAGATCTTCCACTACGCACAACGCATCCTGAAACGTGAGCAGAGAATCCCTAAAGAAACCTCTAATAAAAATTCTCTCTCCGTAGATTTTTCAGAGCTGCTTTCTAGGGGTTCCTTTGAAAATAAGGAACCTGCCATTGCACAAATTACCTCTATCGACGCAGATGGCTGGCATCACCATGACGGATCTACGCCTGTGTGGGTCAATACTGCCCAAGCGGTGGAAGTGAAATTCCGTAGCGGTGGTATCGCAAAAGGCTTGGTTCCTCACTTTCTATGGAAACACCTCCAAGAAAACAAAGACATCGTGGCCTACCGTTTCCCCCAGCCTGAATCAAAGGTTTAACCAAGGAGACCTACCGTGAAGGTTACCAATAACAGTGGCATATCCACCTCACTTGCTGTTTGGCTCCTGGCCGACAACTACGACCACATCAACGAGCCGAACTACATCTCTGCCACGAGCCTGATGAAACCTATCCGGCATATTGTTCTGCCTTCACGGGCTGGTGCCAGCACTCGTACTCCTGATGTAGAAGACTTCATTGCCCGTGCCATGGGCAACTCCCTGCATGACTCGATTGAGAAAGCCTGGGTCAATAATTATCGACGTAGCCTGCATCTTCTAGGCTACCCCGATGACATGATTGAGAAGGTACTGGTCAATCCTACCGACGAGGAACTTGCCAGCACACCTGGGGCTATCCCCGTCTACCTGGAGCAACGTGCCTTCAAGACAATCGCAGGATATACCGTAGGTGGCAAATTCGACATGGTGGCTGAAGGAATTGTTCATGACAACAAGTCCACCTCTGCCTATACCTGGATCTATGGTGGTAGAGATGATGAACACCAGTTGCAAGGAAGTCTCTACCGCTGGTTGAATCCAACCAAGATAACGGAAGACTACATCCGTATCAACTATATCTTCACCGACTGGAGAAAGGCTGACGCCAGATCCAATCCTAAGTATCCCCAGAAGCGAGTAGAGTCTAAAGAAATCCCTCTACTCAGTGTTAAGGAGACTGAAGACTGGGTTCGATGGAAGCTGGCGCAGATCCAGAAGTACTCCACCTTGCCCGAGCAAGAAATCCCTGAATGTACCGATGAAGAGTTGTGGCGGTCTCAGACTGTCTACAAGTACTTCAGTGACCCAAGCAAGGTGGGTGGACGGTCTACGAAGAACTTCGATGCTCTGGCAGACGCCAAGCGGTTCCAGATCGAGAAAGGTGGCAAAGGCGTGATCCAGACAGTCATGGGAGAGCCCAAGCGTTGTGGCTACTGTGACGCCTATGACGTGTGCAGCCAGAGAAAGAGGTATTTCCCAGAATGATAGATCTCACAAATGTAGAACACCATCCTGCGATTAATGAAATCGTGGAAGTGCTGAACGCAAAGACCCAGAACAATGACCGAGGATTCTTTCAAGCGGAGGTAGCTTACTTTCTGGGCAAGATGGCTAGCAACATGCGGGCTGTCGTGGTCACCAAGGATCGGGGAGAAATCCCCATCAACATCTACGCTCTGGCGCTTGGTTCCTCCGGGTACGGTAAGGGCTACTCCGTGAACATCATGGAGAACGAGTTCATGATGGCCTTCAAGAAACGGTTCCTCAATGAAACGTTTCCCATCATCGCAGAAAAGCATCTGTGGGAGTTGGCTACCCAACGTGCGGTGCGTAACGCTTCGGATCCACAGGAAGAATTCGACCGTATCGAGAAGGAATACAAAGGAGCCGGTACCTTCGCCTATACCTTTGATTCGGGTTCCACACCGGCTGTCAAACAGCTTCGCCACAAGCTGCTGCTCTCTAATAGTGGGGCCATCAGTCTTCAGATCGATGAGGTGGGCTCCAACCTGATGGGCTCGACCGAGGTGATGACCCTGTTCCTGGAGCTCTACGACCAGGGCATGGTCAAGCAAAAGATCACCAAGGTCAGTGCCGAGAACACCCGTAATGAAGAGGTGGATGGCAAGACGCCTACCAACATGCTGCTCTTTGGTACACCGGCTTCCCTGCTGGATAACGGAGCCACGGAAGACCAGTTCTATGGCTTTCTGGAAACCGGCTATGCCCGTCGCTGTATCTTCGGATGGGGAAAGCTGGATCGCAAAGCCTTCGAGTCCCAGACGGCAGAAGAAGCCTACTACCGCCTGATTGATCCTGCCAACTCCAGCACGGTACAGAAGTGGGCTGACCGCTTCGAGAAGCTGGCTGATCCGGTCATGTTCGGCTGGAAGATGGAAGTCAGCGATGAAGTCGCCATTGCTCTGATGCAATACAAGATGGACTGTGAAAGCTTGGCTTTCGACATGGGAGACCATGAAGAAATCAAGAAATCCGAGATGAGCCATCGCTACTTCAAGGCGCTCAAGCTGGCAGGAGCCTATGCGTTCATCGACTCTTCCATGGAAGTGGAGATGGAACACCTTCTGCAAGCCATTCTGCTGGTAGAAGAGTCCGGTACTGCCTTCCAAGCCATCCTGACCAGGGAGAAAGCCTACGTCAAACTTGCCAAGTACATCTCCGGGATTGGCCGAGAAGTCACCCATGCTGACCTGGTAGAGGAACTGCCCTTCTATCCCAAGGCACAGAGTCAGCGGAATGACATGCTGAATCTGGCAGTAGCCTGGGGCTATCGTGAGCACATCAGCATTAAGAAATCCTATATCGACTCCATTGAGTTCTTCCGAGGTGAACGCCTGAAGGAAACCAATCTGGATGAGATGGTGCTGTCTTACGGGGATCACTGGGCCTATAACTATCTCAATGAGAAAGTGCCCTTTGATCAGCTACACGTACTGACCCAGGCAGAAGGCATGCATTGGGCCAACCACCATTTCAAGAATGGTCATAGGGCTGAAGAGAACACGATTGCTGGCTCCAACATGGTCGTTATCGACGTGGATGGTGGGGTATCCCTGGATACCGTGCATGAATTGCTCAAGGAGTACAAGTTCATGACCTACACCACCAAGCGGCATACAGAGGAAGAGAACCGCTTTCGTCTGATCCTGCCCATGAATTACCACCTGGAACTGGACTCCAATGATTACAAGGAGTTCATGAACTCCATCATGGAGTGGTTGCCCTTCAAGACAGATGACTCCGCGAACCAGAGAAGCAAGAAGTGGGAGTGCTTCGAAGGAGGCCAGTACCACTACAACCTGGAAGGGGATCTCCTGGACTGCCTACCGTTCATTCCTAAGACCACGAAGAACGATCAGTTCAAGCAGGCTTATCAACAGGTGCAGTCTCTGGACAACCTTGAACGTTGGTTCGCACAACGGATGATGCATGGCAACCGTAACAATCACATGCTCAAGTTTGCCTTGGCACTGGTTGACAACGGTATGGACCTAGTTGATGTCACGCAGATGGTTTACAACTTCAACAAGAAGATCAAGAATCCCCTGCCAGACTCAGAAATCGACAACACGATACTGGTGACAGTAGCCAAACGGTTCACTCGAAACTAATCAATCTGATAGCAGTGTCATCCCTTTTTATGGTTTGGGATGGTCGCTGCTATTGTGGAGCACATATGGAAGAGAACGTTGCAATTAACGATCAGCTAGTTCTGGTCGTCGGATATTCCACGACAGGGAAGTCAGCTTCCTTGCGGAACATCCGGAACCAGAACAAATGGATCTACATGAACTGTGAGTCTGGCAAGAGATTGCCATTCAAGAACACTTTCAACAGTCAGGTCATCACCGATCCCTATCAAGTACACGGGTTCTTCGATGAAATGATTGCGAATAGCGACAGTGTAGAGGGCGGTGTGGTTGACTCAATCACCTTCCTCATGGATATGATGGAGACTCAGTATGTACTGGGATCCAGCAACACCATGCAAGGATGGGCAGATTACCAACAGTTCTTCAAAGTGTTGATGCAGGAAAAGGTGGCATGCTTTCGTAAGCCTGTCATCATCATGGCCCACGTCAAAGATGAACTTGACGAGAAGAACATGGAAATCAAGACTTCAGTTCCCATCAAGGGAGCATTGAAGAACAATGGAGTGGAGTCTTACTTCAGTACAGTAGTTGCTGCCAAGAAGGTGAGCTTGAAGGAACTGGAATCCTATGGTTCCAAACTCCTGAAGATCACTGAAGAAGAGCAAGAGCTGGGGTACAAACATGTGTTCCAGACTCGTATTACCAAGAAGTCCATTGGTGAACGTATCCGTTCTCCCATGGGCATGTTCGACCGATCAGAGACTTACATCGACAACGATTGTCAGCTTCTGGTAGATCGCCTCAACGAATTCTACGGTGTCAAATCGTAGACGGCCCAGCAGTGCTGGAAATGAACTGGTTTCTACGGACGAATACACAAAAACTGTCCAAAGAAAATTACTGAACCAAGAGAGAAAACTATGAGCATGTTCGGAAACCTCACCACGAATGATCTGGAAGAGTCGCAGGATTATCTGGGTGGCTTCAGCCCGCTGGAAACGGATATTTATAGTGG